ACAAGAACCGCGCGCCTCGACGTGCCGTTAATCGACCTCGCGGAGAGATAACCCGCGACGAAATGGAGTACATCAAAACGCTGAGCCGTGAAGAGATTATCAAATTCATTGATGCCGCCATTAGAAAGGCAGAAATTGAGCGGGTTGAATTATGGAAAGAGTCAACAGCAAATAACGCAAGGTCGGTGTCCCCAAAATCCGAAAACCCAGGATTTATTTATTTAATGAAAATGGGCGACCTGTATAAAATCGGAGTGGCGTTAAAGCCAGAGAATAGGCGCACACAACTGGAAAGAGAATTTGGCAAACAAATAGAGATAATTCACACTTCTTTTGCGAAGGGCCGGTTTATTCACGAGTTTATCTTGCATAAGAAGTTCGAAAAGGTCAATGCGTTTGGGGAGTGGTTTTATTTATCAGAACGACACATTCGATACATAATCAAGTATTTCGACAGGGTGGCCAATGTCTGACGTTCGGCACTCCTTCGACACATCTGTGGCTAAAGCTGTAGGTGTTCAATGCGCGGTAATTTACGCGAACTTTGAATACTGGTCAGAGACCAATGAGAAAAACGGCCATAATCTACGGGATGGCCATTACTGGGTTTACTATTCAGCGGCAGAATTAGCAGAAAAGTTTTCTTACCTCACAGAAAAGCAAATATGGAGAGCTTTAAAAAACCTTGTAGATGCAGGGTTTCTTGCTGTTGGGAATTTCAACAAGCACAAGAACGACCGCACCAAATGGTATCGTCTTGCCAAACGGTCAGACCAAACGGTCAGACCAAACGGTCAGACCAAACGGGATAACCCATTCGACCAAACGGTAACCTCGTCACCCCAAACGGTAACACCTTTACCAGATACTAACGCTAATCCTAACCCTGATGCTAAAAACACACATACAGCGCGTGCGTTCATGCTGAACAGCGTGCCGGCGGAGATTCGTGAGACTGTAGGCAGGTACCTTGAGCAAGTAGACCCTAAGGCGAATATTGCCAGATGCCAAGTGTCTGCTGAAAACGCCGTGGCCGAGCTCGGAGCGGAGGCGGTAAATAATGGCTTACAGCAAGCAATCGATGAGGTAAAAGCCGGCAGCGTCGAACGGCGGTATCAAGTCCGGAACCTACAAAGCTTTTTTGCGAACATTGCGGGGATAAGTCGTCGGGCTGGTTTATACAAACCCACTACCCCACACCCAGAAACCGGGCCACCGCAACCTGAAACCGTCGCATGGCTAAAAGCTATGACCGACGCCGAGCGCCGCGCGGAGTTTGCGGAGGCTCAGAGATTAGGGCAAACTTGGCCCGAGGAGGTACTGAGAATATGGCCGGAATCACTGACTACACAAGCGAGCTAAAACAAGGCACCGCGCGCGACCTGACAGCGGCAATCATGGGCTTAAAACCTGCCGATGTCCGTTACGATTGCGAGAACTGCGACGACACAGGCTTCGCGCTCGACCCGGAAACACACCGGCCAAACGGGCGGGCCTGCGAGTGCACGAAAGAGCGCCGCGCCGCACGGCTGAGAAACTGGAAAGCGTCGGAGCTGGAAAGGCTCGCGGGGATTATTTCTGAACGCGTCGACCTGGCGAAAACCGAACGCAGGCCGTATATGTCGATCGGCACCGAAAGCGTATGGCTTCACGGGGTCGCTGGCAAGGGGAAAACCCATTTCGCCGCGTGGAAAATTCAACAGGCGATAACCTCAGCGGAGAATGATTTCGTGTGGGGCTGGTATCCCATCCGCGAGCTTTTGAGAGCGTGGAAAGACCAGCATTCAGATTTAATCGACCTGAAAATGTCAGCACTTAAAACCGTGTGGGACGTTCAGAAGTGCGAGATACTCGTAATCGATGACATCGACAAAATCGGCACCATCACGGCTGCGCGCGAGGAAGAACTCTACGGACTCATAGACGAAGTGCACGGGCGCAAGGCTCAGATGATCGTAACAAGTCAGCACAGCATCGACGAGTTTTGTGAACGGATGAACCGCGAGGCTTTATTTATGAAACAAGGAAAAGGGCCGATTCAAAGGCGGCTGCATGAGATATGCAAGGAGATTAAAATCTAATGGCTAAAGACATAGAAGCAGAGGCAAAGACGAAGATATGCCACAGGACGATAAACGGGAAGCGAGAAGACCTTCAGCCGTGCATGGTTGAGCGGTGCGCGCGCTGGGTCACAGACCGGGGCTGCATGGATAATCTGGTCTTTGTGCGGCCTGAGATTCCGGAGGTGTCCCGTGGCCTCTGACATCAACCGCGTTATCCTAATCGGCCGCTTAGCCCGCGACCCTGAACTCAAGGCAACCAACAGCGGGAACCACTTCTGCCGGTTCTCTCTCGCCTCAAACCGTAACGTCTACAACAAGCAGACACAAGAGAGCCGCGACGAGGTGGGATTCTTCGAGTGCGTCGCATGGGGAAAGGCTGGCGAAACGATCCACAAGTACGTACAGAAAGGCCGGAGAATCTGCGTTGAGGGGAATCTCCGCTGGTCTTCATGGGAAGGCGCTGACGGGAAAAAAGCGAGCAAGGTAGAGATCAACGTCGAGGGGTTTCAGTTCCTTGATGCGAAGCAAGCAGACGGGCAATCTGAACAGAGCCAAGGCGCGGCGGCGTTCGATCAAGGCGCGATGTCAGACGACGATTTTCCATTTTGAGGCACCATGAAATTCAACATAAACACAATATGCACTGTAAAACTTTCCTCATGGGGCAAGGTGTATCTATGGCGATATTTGGAAACTGTTTTCGATGCTGAAAACCAAAGATATAAAGTTCCCGAAGCATACGAAGAAATGTCAAAAGAAAGCCATGCATGGTCGCTGCATGAGTTGTGTCATATCTTTGGGCCTTATTTGACAATGGGGCAGACTCAGCTCCCTTTTGATTCGGAAATTGATTTCTTTGTAAAAGATTGAGTATGCTCCAGACAACTTAGAGCTACAAGGGCGGGTGAAAATGGCGGAGTCATGCAGGAGCGCCCCCGACTTGCATTGTGATATATGCAACCGATGTAAGTTTGACGAAGACGGCTCTTTCTGTTCAGTAAACGGCCGGCGCATTGACGACGTTCTGGAATGCCCGCCATGGTGCATTGAGAGGGATAACACAGGCGGCGGGTCTTTGATGCAGAAGCAGTACACAGAGGAAGAGCTGCGGGCGGAGTTTGAAAAAGAGTGCAAGGAGTTGGGAACCCGGTTTATAAAGAATTTGCAATTCAGAGAGATGGCGAAGGATATTATAGTATCCCTGTAAACGATCAATGGTGTGGGTTTCTTAAAGCCTGCCGTTTCCATGGAGCTGTCAAGGAGAAAGAAGGATGAAGTACTTAGACAAAGCGGCCGTGATTTCCGATTGCGGCAAATACCGATACGCCCTTTTCCGTAAGTGGAAAGAGTCAGCGCCGACCGTTGCGTTCATAGGCTTAAACCCAAGCACAGCAGACGGCGAGACAGACGACGCCACAATACGGCGTTGCGTTTCTTTTGCCGATTCGTGGGGGTTCGGGGCGCTGTGCATGCTTAATCTGTTTGCGTTCAGAGCAACAGACCCGAAAGACATGAAAAACGCCTCAGACCCGGTTGGGCCGTTGAATGATTCGATGTTAAACCACTTCGCAAAACTCTCTGAAGTGCGCGTTGCCATGTGGGGCAGTCACGGCAGTTATATCGGTCGCGCAGCAGCTATCGGTACAAAACTTGGTACGCTGCAATGTTTTAAAATCAACGCCGACGGCTCGCCCGCGCATCCGCTATATTTGCCGAAAAGCACAGAGCTAAAACCATATGAGGCAACCCAATGACTCCTGTGAAAACCCACTCAGACTACTCCGCCTTTCTGGAGTCACTGAAAGTAAAGAACGAAGGGCCGGAGGAAATGCACGGCTATGAATTCAACAGACCTATTGATGAAATCCTCAGCATCAACTATATTCAGGCAGACAGGATCGAGATATCGAGAATTGTAGAATACCTTGCGGAAAGATGTCGCCGCGCCGAATCCAACGCCAAGCCCGAGACACTGGCAGAAGGCGTGAAAGCGTTCATGCGGGCGGGGATGGATGCTCAAAAGCTGGCGTCGTGGGATACGCTGCACAAATTCCGCCGACTCTCAGAGCCAGGTAAATGAAAATCACAACCATGACAGAGGCTTTGTCACTTGTGCCAGAATACTGGCCGCTTGTTCCGGGTGTGGATAAGTGGCGGGAGGGAGACCAGCCCTGCATAGTTGAGCGAACGCACTTGATTGCTGGAGAGTGGCAATACCATTCAGAATGGGGGCGACCGTTAGGCGCAAAAAATCACTTAATCGGACAGGAGCTACAGCCTGAATACATCGGCCGCCGACCCATCCCCCAAAGCGTTCGCGAGGCTGAGGCGAGGTGGATTCTATACAATTCAATGGCGAAGGTCGAGCCTCTTTTGCATCTTGACCGTTGGGAATTCTCGCTAAATTATGAAAACCGCCTAATACTGACGTTTAACGAATCCTTAACAACTCCGGACGCCAGCAAGCCATGGACGACACAGCGCGAGTTACACTCTTTAAAAGGATTTGCGAGCGAGGCGGCAGGCTGGGCCTTTCGTGGATTGGTTGGAGGTGAAGAGGTCGTAATTCAAATGCTCACCGAAGGCCCCGGCTCTCTGTGGCGATGGGTTGCGGAAATGCGGGAGTAACTATGGACGACTTAAAATGCAATCAATGCGGTTGGCAAGGTCAATATGAAGATCAGATTTACGTGGACATTTGCAATGAGCCGGGATGCTGCACACAGCCGACTTGCCCTGAATGCGGATCGAGTTGGCCTGTGCCTATGGATGACGTAATACGAGAGGGGTAACTATGGACTTACTAACTAAAGAACAAGTCGCCGAGGTGGAGCGGATACGGGGCGAGCACAAAACTCAATACATCAGCGATGAAAATGGGCTATCCTCGGAAATACACAATGACCGCGCTGCCCTTCTCTCCATTCTCGACGAAGCCGTGAAAACCTTCAACGCCTATTCTCTGCTATCGGAAGCTGTGCGGAGTTTACACAGGCAGCACACAGAGGCGGAGCTACAGGCGGAATTCGAATCAACGCACTCAATAACCTATTGCACACGAACAGATCAAGGCGAATACGCAAGCGAACGGACACGTGTAGACTGGAGATGTTGGCTCGAATGCGCCCGCCATTTCGGTTTAATTAAGGAGTAACATGGACGACAAGACAAAAGAAAGACTGGCGGAGATAGGCGGTCGAGTAGACGCAATTCGCGAACACTTGCCGCAAGCTGTTTATCGGCCGGTTTTTGAACACCGCGAATTCCTGTACGACCTCTGCCAATCCCTGATAAAAGAGCGGGACGAGGCGCGACAATGGGCCGAGGACTGGTGCATGCGTGAGCTACCATGGGAGCGGACCGGGTGAGCCACCTTGACCGGACACACCTCACAGTATTCGCCGTATTTCTCGGCCTGCTTCTCTCTGGGCTCATGATTATGTCAGCCCGTGAAGCTATGCACGTAGAAGACTGCCGACCCTACCAACCTACAGAGAAATGCGCCCTCGCCCGCTATGAGATAAGAATCCACGACCTCACCGACAAAGGCCAGATCATAGGAGTCGCCGAGGGGTCGTGCGTAACCAGAATCGGCAGCGGTAAGCACATGAGATACGCCATGCCAGACGCGAGTTTCACAGCCATGAACCGGACAGATGTATTTGACAACGGTGTAGAGATACCGGCAGCGCAGAGCCAGGTCTGCAAGGTGGAGTGATGCAAGAAAAACTATGGTCAGTGGTATTCCTTAAAACCACCGGTCGAGCCACTGCCGTGGTAAAGGTGGATGAAAACGGAAGCAGGACAGTGTCAAGCCTGCCAGATAACACCCCGCCGCGCGGTGTTTATGCTGGTGAATACATGTACACAATGCCGGAAGGCGAAGACAGCGAGGCTGACCGCAAAATGCGCGGCTTTTACATGATAGCGGCCAAGGCGGCGCAGAAGATAGGCATCAAGGATCATGGAGGGATTGCGCTTTACGCATACGAGAAGGCACGGCTTCTTGAGGTGGTGCCGCTGTGACAGTGAGCAGTATGCCGTGCGGCAACGTAATATTCAAGCCTAAGATGAAAGCAGAAAAGACAATAATCCAGACAATCCATGACCCATTAACAGGAATAGATTTTACGATAAAGATGGATCTCATTGAGCCAACCCCGTTTGAAAATCTTATGTACTCTTACATCATTTCGCCGCGCCCTGTATATTTGAATTATGTTGACAAAGCGGCTAAATTCTCTGCCCGTTGTAGGGTTTTACGCCGCCGCCTTAATAGAGCATGGGGGAGAAAGTGAAACAAGTACAAGGCGCTACAACCACTGACAACCCGCTGCTCGCGTTTGTTGAGCCGATCTACAAGGTAATGCAGGCCGCACGCAGAGAGACTTGCGGATTCTTGTCTGCTGAAAACTTCAAGAAAATGGCCGCGGATGCGCGGATCAGAGGATACAAGCAAAGGATAAAGAGCGGACGCCATAACGGAGCGCGGGGGAGAAAGTGAGCGAATCAAGCATAAACTTCGGTCAACCGAACCCGGAGGATGTGCTCAAGGGAAATTATCTGAAAATAGGCGCTGAAGTATATTCTGTCGACTCGTATGAACTGGAGACCCCTACCAGAGTAAGAGTCAGCGGCATTGCGGATGGCCGCCACTGGGTTCGACGTTGGGAGGTGCAAGCGTGAGAATTTGGAAAGCCGGAGAGCGGCCGAAAGAAATCTCGAAAGAGCCGCCGGACATTGTTTTGATTGAAGACGGATTCGAGCACTATCTCGGGAAGATAAAGCCCGGATCATTAAAGATCATGTGCATGGATTGGGATCAACCTATAGGGCAGGCATTTCGAGACATAGAGCATAGCCAAAATCGCTATTGACAAACTTCCACCATCCATGATATGAGGCCGTGAATCAGCGCCAAATATCACAAAAGCAACGCATTAAGAACCTTGAGGCAGAAAGAGACGCCATTCTGGCGGACGCCCGCAAATTCTACAGAGTCGCAGACCATAACTACAAAGTAACCGAGATGCAAAAGGCGCAGAGCAAGTTTCTGGCCGGCGTCAGCTTTTTAAGCCTCGCTTTTCTCTCGGCTGTCATGGTCGCTATGATCGCGCTGAATTCCGCCAAAGGAGAAGTATGACCCAACAACGCATTCAGGAAATTCGCAAGCGCTTTCTCGAAAAGCCCTGCCCGCCAGTTTTCCGCGAAGTTATCGAAGAGCTCGTCGAGGCGGTAGACCAGCGCCAGGTGCCGAAAAAGGCCACCGTAAAGGAACAGTCAGAATAGAGCCCGCCCTCCCCGTGCTGCTATGGCCTGAGCCTGAAACATGCGCGGATTGCGAACACAGAGACCATGAGCCGGGCAAAGCGTCAGACGAAACCGAAGACAGCCGAGCCCGAGAACAATGAGCCAAAACCACTAAAGCGCGGCATAAGGCGAAACGGTCTTACACCAAGGCAGCAAAGGTTCGTCTCCGCCTATTTGATAAACTTCAACGCCTCAGAGGCTGCGCGCGCCGCTGGCTACAAAGGCAAATGGGCGCATACGGTAGGCCCGCGCATGTCGGCAAACGTCCGCATTCAGGAGGCTATAACCGAACGTCTTGCTGGGGTCATGGGCGCAGAGTTCGCCACCGTAAAACACAAGGTATTGGTCGAGCTGCAGAAAGAGGCGTTCGAGTCTGAAAGCCTAATCGAAGACGTTGGCCCGAAAGGCGGCACTGTAACAAAGGCAAACCCCAACAAGATGAAGGCCCTGGAACTGCTGGCCAAATACGCCGGCCTACTGATCGAGAAGCACGAGCACACCGGCAAGGACGGCGGGCCGATAGAGTACCAAACACTACCAGAAACCGCAAAGGAATGAATTGGACACCGAAGCAGGTTTCAGCCTTCAGATTATTATCGAGCCCTAACGCTAAGCGTTGCGCGCTGCTTGGTGGATCGAGATCAGGCAAGTCATTTACGATTGCGCATAAAATCAGGCAGCGCGCGGTTGAGTTCCCTGGTGTCCCTCAGTTCATATTGCGCAAGACTATGGCTGACGCCCGTGACACAGTATGGCGCCAGACAATACTGCCAGTATTAAAGCATGACATAGACTCAGGCTTCTGCAAGGTATATAAGCAGCCGGCAATGGCTGAATTTACAAACGGTTCTTTCCTCCGTGTGGGTGGCCTGCACCCATCCGAAATAGACAAAGTTCTCGGCTCAGAGGCCGGCAGCTCGTGGGTAAATGAGGCGTCTGAGGCAGCATGGCAGAATATACCGGCAGTACTTACCAGATTAAACGACCGAAGCACACACCGAAGCCACGGTGGCTTAATTGTCCCAAAGCTTTATGTTGATTTCAATCCGCCAACGGTCAAGCATTGGACATACAAAGCCTTTATACGAAAGGTAGACCCAGTTACTGAAGAGCCGCTAAAGGATGCACAACTATGGCAATATCTGAAGATGAACCCAGCAGATAATCTGCCGAATCTCGCTGATGGATACATCGACACACTTGAAAGCATGTCACCAAGAGACCGGCAGAGGTTCTTATACGGTGAGTTCGGGCAGTTGTCAGGTCTTGTTTATGACAACTTTGACCCAGAAAAGCACGTCTACGATTCTGGGCAATTCGATAGTATGCGCCTTTATCGCGGCATTGACTTTGGCTTTACACACCCTTTCGTCTGTCTTTGGGCTTATTACGACGACGCCAATGAAAGCCTTTACGTAGACGATGAAAGGTATTTGGCGAGAGTTACCATAAATGCGCATGCGCAAGGAATAATGATGCAGACTGCCAGCCGCCAGGTTTACGATAGCATCTCAGACCACGACTCAGGAGACAGGCAGGTGTTACAGGATGCTGGCATACAAACGACCGCAGCGAATAAGGATGTTTCAGCAGGGATTAACAGGGTTTATGACCTGTTTTCCAGAGGAAAGATCAAGATAAACAGGCGCTGTGCGAACCTAATAAACGAGCTGTATTCATATCAGTGGAAAGAGTCATCGAAGAGAGACGAGCCAATCAAAGAAAATGACCATGCCCTTGACGCCTTAAGATATCTGGTCATGTCCATTTATGAGGAATCTCCACGGCCACAGTTCATAAAAGCGCGATAAAAAATGAGACATAATAAAATCGCTATTGACAAACTTTTGCGTCTCGTGATATGAGGCCGTGCCGGATGCCGCAGACAGCAAAATTGACATCATTGCAACCCGTCGCGCTGATGAGATTCAAAAGCGTGAGCCGATCTTTAAGCTGATCGATGATTCGTATGTCGGTGGCTTCCGGTTCAAATCGGGCGGCCACCTCGAGAAATACCCGCGCGAAAGCACGGAAGTTTTCACAACACGTAAAGCCCGGTCGATTTACTTCAACTACCTTCAACCCATCGTTGACATCCTTTCAGGCTTCATCTACCGCAATGAGGTAAAGCGCGACACCGTTCCGGAGTTCCTGAAGGACTTCATGGCAAACGCCTCCAAGGGCAAGAGCCTTCAGGAGTACATGCAGAGCCTAAGCCCGCAGAGTTTGTGCTATACAGTCGGGGCCCTGGTGGACTCGCCGAAGTTCGACCCGGCAGAAGTGCCCAACGAGGCAGCCCGGAAAGAGAAGGGCATAAAACCATACATTTGCACGTACTACCCGCACCAGATCAGAGACTTTGCGGTCAACGAGGACGGCGACCTGGTATGGGTGCTTCTCGACGACTCCCGCCCAGAAAAAGCCGACCCATTCACGAAAGAGTCAGTAAAGACCGTTTACCGTCTTTGGACTGCTGAATTTTACCAAGACTTCGAAATCAAGAAAAACGAGAGCGGCACGGCAGAAGTCACGCCCGGCGAAGAAGTCAAGCACCCCATAGGATACGTCCCGTTTCGTTTCATATCATGGCGCGACGTCGATTCGGACATGATCGGCGATTCTCCCATGGAGGATATCGCTCTTATCTCCAAGCAAATTTACAACACCCTTTCCCTCTTCGACGAGATGCTGCACACCGGCACCTTTAAAACCCTATTCTTCCCTGTGGAAAAGGCGAACGATATCGGCGAGGACATCATCAAGAAAGGCCTCTACGATATCGCCGTCGTGCCATACAATGGACGGCTTTCTCAATCTCCTGACTTCAAGGGTCCTGGTCTCGGAGATGTTGAGGCATTCATTTCAGCGATCAAGATGTATGTTTATGAGATTTTCCGCAAAATCGGCATGGACGTCGATCGTGATAAATCATACACCCAATCAGGCAAGGCGTTGGGTAAAGAGTTCCAGAAAACAGAAGCACTACTAAAGCAAGGCAGCAAGAACATGGAAGCAGCAGAAAACTGGTTCCTGAAGACTGCTGCTCGGTGGATGGGAAAGAAAGACGAGCCGAAGGTCAAGTACAGCAACGAGTTCCAAGAGTCGGATATTGACGTGGTTCTCGAACGCTTGTACAAAATCTTCAATCTACAGCTCCGGCCAATCAAGGTTCTGGCGCTGCGGCGTATGCTTTCTATCGTATTCCCCGACCTCAAGGACGAGCAATTAGACGCGCTTTCTCAGGAAACTGAGGGCGGTGCTCCCGAATGGGGTATGAATAGCGGTGGCATTGGCGACCTGCTCAACATGAGCAAGAGCCTTGCAAAAACTCCACAAGAGGTAAAGACATGAGTCAAGAAACAACGGCAGAAGCCGCAGCAGAGCAATCTGAGCAGGCAGCCGGTAACGACACCTACGCGTTTAAATACCCTCAATCGCAAAAGACTGTCGTACTCCCCGCAAAAATTGGAAATCTCGAAACGAAGAAGTTTCTCGAGGATGTAATAGGCCAGAGCAACGGACAACGCCGAGCAGAGTACAAGACACAAATCGAAGAACTCACACAGAAAGCAGCGACTGTCGAAACGCTGCAAGCTCGCATTGACGAGCTTGAGTTGCAACTTCTCCCCGCAGAGCAGCGCAAGGCCAAAGAATACGAGACAAAATTATCGAAGCAAGAGTCCGCAATTAAGGCGGAACGGGATACAATCCAAAGGCTCGAAAATGATCTCCGCTCTAAAAACCTCGCACTCGCTATTACCTCAGAGGTCGGCAAAATGTCGGCTGATCTGGTATCGCCGGAAGACGCCGCAACTCTGTTTCGCGCGCAATGCTCCCCCGCACTTGTGCAGGATGGTGAGAACTTCAAGACGGTAGCCAAGATCGACGGCGAAGAGATGGAACTCTCTGAGGCGTGGAATAAGTGGATATCGTCTCCCTCAAAAGCGCACCTACTCAAAAATAAACTGCAACCGGGCGGCGGCTCCGCTGGTGGTGGCAGAGCAGTTGCGGGCGTGAAAGAAATGCGCCGAGCCGACTATGACGCCTTAAGTCATGAGCAACGTAATACGTTTCTGAAGGAAGGCGGCAAGGTAATATAATCGAGGTAAAATGCCATTAGCAAATACCCTTACCGGGTTAATCCCAACAATTTACCGGGCAATGCAAGTGACATCGCGGGAGCCGGTTTACGGACTCCGCGGCGTCACTATGGACGCACGGGCAGAACAAGCAGCACTTGACCAGCCTGTACGCGCCTATGTTGCACCGGCTGCAACCACAGAGACTATCACTCCAAGTATGGCCATTGGCGATACTGGCGGTCAGACGATCAGCTATGTGGATATGACCATCAGCAAAGTCAAGCGAGTGCGCGTACCTTTCTCTGGTGAAGAGATCAAATCTGTCGGCGTTGCTGGCTATGAAGAGATCGTCCGCCTTCGTTTTGAGCAAGCAATTCGCGCGCTCATAAATGAGATGGAAGCTGACGTTATCACCGAGCTTTACACAAACGCGTCACGCGCTGTAGGCACGGCTGGGTCTGACCCATTCAGCGCTAACTTCAATCTCGTGGCCGATGCCAATGAGATTCTGTCTGCAAACGGCGCGCCTGGTGCGAACGACCCATCTTACCGAACAATGCTCACGTCTCTGACATACGGCGCATCACTGCGCAAGCTGTCTGCGCTGTATACAGTGGCAAATGCTGGCACTGACTCAACTCTCAGGAATGGGATTATCCCGCCTCTTTTGGGTTACACTGTTGGTGAGTCTGCTCAGATTTCGGCACACACCAAAGGCGCCGGTACTGGATACGACATCAACAACGGTTCAGGTGAAGTAGTTGGTGAGACAACTCTGACACTGGACGGCGGTACTGTGAACAGCACTGGCATTAAAGCCGGTGACATTGTTACCTTCGCAGGTAGCTCTGTGAAGTATGTTGTTAATACCGGATTAACTGCAACCTCAGGAAATATCGTCATTGGAAATCCAGGTGTCCGCGCAACTATCGCTGACGCAACCGAGATGACCATCGGTGACAACTACACACCGACCATCCTGTTCAGCCGTAACGCTGCTGCGTTTGCCGCACGTTTGCCAGCACTTCCTCCTGGTGGAGATAGCGCGGTCGACTCAATCGAGATGCGTGATCCTATCACAGGAATCGTTTTTGCAGTTCGTCACTACAAAGGCGACCACGCTGAAATGTATTCGGTTGAGGCTGCATGGGGCGCCGCAGGTATTCAGAGCGAGCATATCGCACTGATTGCAGGTTAACATGGCCTTCACCAGCGATGGATTGAAGCAGATCGAGGCAACACTGCCAGCCGCGCAAGCGGCTGGCCTTGCCACAAATCTGATGGAGATTCAAAATCCAACAATTACCGCTTATGCTTCGGATGGAGCCATAGGATTCACGAGACCCTTTAATATAGCAAAGCTTACAAAGGGTTCTGCCGGAGCTTATACCCTTGCGGCGCCAACGTCTTCACAAGAGGGCTACAGGCTTCTTATCATTGGTCAGACTGCATTTGCACACGTTGTAACCGCCACAGACTTGCTTGATGATGGAGTAACCGGCGGCGCCAAAGATACAGCTACATTTGGCGCATTCGTTGGTACAAGTTTAGACCTCATAGCCATCAACTCAAAATGGCATGTGGTGGGAAAAAACGTAGTCACGATTGCGGCAGCATAAGGAGAAATGATGCAAGAAGAGAATACAGAAAAGGCGCCGGAAAAGAAAAAGCCGGAGCAAAAAGCGAAAGAGCCAGAAAAGGCGCCGGAAATCAATGTGCCTGAGTTTCTCAAATCATGCGGCCGTGACATGTTGCTTTGCGAGAAATTCCGCAAAGTTGCCCGACAATACGGCCGTACTGTCAAAGTCAATGGGAATGTGGTCACTCACGATATCCCACATGAGCAGCTCAAGTACATGATCGCGCTCGTAAAATAGCATGGAATCGACTTATTGCACAGTCTCAGAAGTCACGGCCTACGCCGAAGAAAACGGCGAAGAGTCATGGCTTGCCCTGGTGCAGACCGCGCTCACAGGCGCGGTCAACAACGCATCAGGGTATACCGCCGGCAGCAAGTCGATGGCCGTGGATGGCTTCGGCGACGATGTAAACCGCATCGCCGCCGGGGCCAAGTTCAAGGTCGATACAGACTCGACTGAGACAGAACACACGATCATTTCAACGAAGTACAATCAGGAAACCGTCGAGATTGACTTCCGCCCCGGACTGACCGAGAACGTCGCCGACAATGACGGCATCACGATCCTAAGCACATCCGCAACGATGGCGCAAAAGCGCTTATTGGTGCAGGCTGTGAAAGACATCATCCGTTATCATAAACAAATGTATCCCGACTCGTCGTTGTGGTTGCCTGACAACGCCGATCTGAAGAAGGCAAATAAAATTCAAGCGATCCACCTTTCGAAGGTCATGGACATGCGCGACCGAGCTACAGAGATCGGCGAGCTGACAGGCGGTTCATTCTCTGACGGCTCGATATCGATCGAAGGCGTCACCACTTCAACACTGCACCCTGACGCGCGGTTTCTTATTGATAAGGTTCTCGATGAGTACAGGGACGTGCTTATCCCTCCACGAGGAGTGTACTGCGGCCGATGAAAAAGACCGACTGGGCAATCCGTGGAGCGAAGAACGATATGCTGAAAAGCCTCGGTGCGATTCAACGCAGGTACTCTTATATCGACGACATCAAATACGCGCTCTCTAAAGACGTCGCCACGGTCGAGGCGGCCATACAGAAATATTATTTCGAACTCAAGCGCCCGCTGTACAAGTTCTTCGCCGGGGACATCCTTGAAAACGTCGTCGGCGAGGCGCATGAAGAGTTTCTAAACTCACTGAAAACTTACATTCGGCAAGGCCGGCTTACCGTAAACGCTGGAGTCTCTGACCGCCTACTCGACTCACTCAGACAGCAGATCGTCCAGAACATCGACGGCATGGTCTTACAGGCAGACCAGAGCATGCGGGCCCGAGCGCGGGACTTCTCCAAGGTCGCTGCGGAGTCGGCGAACAATGCGGCGATGGCGCAGATTCAGAGCACGCAGTTAAAGATCGAGTCAATCACAGCACGGACTACCGGAGCCGAAGACCTTCAGAAAGCCTGGATTGAGCTACAGGACAAGTACGGCACGCGCGGAACTGTGAAGTACCGCGACGGCAAAAACTACCCGCTGAACACCTACGTAGACGGCAGGGCCAAGACGACCGCGACCGATGTCCACGTCCTGACGACTCAGTATGAGGCCTCTGCCGCGGGGGTTCTTACCGGGATGATAACCTCTCACGGGGCCATTGACTCATGCAAGGATTGGGAGGGAAAGCTTGTCTGCTTCACCCCAGAAGGTCGAGAGATAATGTCACACAAATTCCCAGAGGCCCGAAAGCTCCGGACGGTGGACGAAATCCGTCGGGATAAATCCACCCACATGTGGAAGTTCAACTGCACACACGGAATAACGTCCTATCCTATTCAGTTCCTCGACGATCAAGACGCAAGAGGGATCATCCTTGAGGCGGTGGCCGCGTGAAGATTCGCTTTTATCAAGGCAAGTACGTCGATGGAGAGTGGAAGATCGGCGCCGCGGTGAAGGTCAATTCGTACCTCTTCAAGACCACTCTCAGGCCAGATAAAAGCGGCACGATGGTCGAATACGCAGGGAAGATCAGCACGCCCGCAAACATACCAGCAGGCGGGCACCTTATACTTGAGAAAGGCGGCTATCTGTCAGCGGTAAGCGTTGAGCCTGCCGCGCATGGGTTGTCTCGCGTGAATCAATACCTACTCAAAGAGGTGGCGATCGTATGACGCGCGAGCAGGCTTTTCAAAAAATCAAGAAGCTCCAGGTGCCGGCGCTGATGCGCGCCTGTGAAATCGTGCTGCCTATGATTAAGCTGAAAATCCCCGCGGGGGACACTGGAGCGCTGAAGAACACCACCCGCATCGAGCCCGGAGAAAACTCCGTCGATCTTGTCTCTGGTGGCAAAGGTTCACCAGCGGCACCGTATGCGCATTACCAGTACACAACGGCCGAACAGCACTTAGTGCGCGGCGGGGCTCTGGCGAAGATGACATCTATTCTTTCAGGCGAGGCAGCCGGACAGGGCGACAAGAAGCGCTATCCAGTAGCATACAGGAAGGCCATCGCCGAGAATCTTCTCACTCGTTTCCCCGGCGGTCTTCGTTGGTTTGCTGTATTTATGAAGGACGAAAAGAACCTCCAGAGAATGCGTACGGTCTACGCGAGGGCGATACTATGATGGCAGACATCGCAGCGGCTTTCAACACCGTTGAGCCGACGCTGAAAGTCGGCGTTTCCAAAGGATTCGAAAACAACATGTTCCCGAGCGGGGCAAACGTAGAGCAAGAAATCCGCGCGGGTAACATCGTGCGCACGATGCTCGACCTGAATCCTCGTCCTGATTTTGAGATAGCAAAGGCCACACGCAGCAAAGTGTCAGAGGGATACCTCATGATCTACGCCTACGCCAAAGATCCAGGTACCGCACTGGACGCGCTGCGGGCATGGTGGCTGCTCATCGCCGGAGACGACGGCAAATTATTGAATGATATCGAGGGTAAAGTAACGCTCGGGAATGTTGAGTTCCTGCATTGGCGAGCGGTCGGGGGCTTTCAGGGATTCGCAGAAAAAAACGGCAACGTGTGGTATGTAGACCAGATGGTCCAATACGCCGCGCGAGTATTGCCATAGGAGTCATATGAGCATAACAAATGCACAAATCGACGCCATCGACAAGCAGCGGATGGAGATGTATTTTGACGACGTCAATCTTGGCGCGTTAGATCCAGATAGTCTTTCCGTGATGATCGGCGGCGTGTATCAACCGGTAACAATCGACCAGCTCGCCGGGATTTGCAAAGAATGGCAGGAAGGCTTTACCATCATGGTGCGCGGTACCCTGTTGGATGTTTCGCCATCCTTTGTAAAAGGCACGCTGATGGCCGGACAGCTTTTCAGCAAAACGTCGACCAGCGGCGATCTCTTTGTTGGGTTCGGCGGTCGCAAGATCGACATGCGCGCAATATCTGCAGAGCTTCGCCTGCATGAATACGGCGTGGCAAACACAACCCGCACGACTGACTGGTTGTTCTGGAAATCGAAAGCGAAATTCAACAACACCGAATTTGCTTACGGTGCAACACGTGTCAAAAAGCTGCAGGTAGAATTCACCATCTACCCGGACTTCGAGAAAGAGCTCGATTTCCAATACGGCGGCTATGGCGACTACACAGCCATGACCTCCGAGGCCGTACCCGTCGGTGTCTGGATTTCTGCCGGGAAGATCGCGCAAACGCCAGGCATTCACCTCGCGGCGATGTCTTTGGCGGCCGGTCAGATGGAAGACCTGCAGGCGTTCGCAGCGTATTCGACCGCAGGCGACGTGACGGCGGCCGTGAACAACGGTTCGAACATCACATCAACAGCCACGACCATCGCTTACGACACTCTCGCAGGCGGCACCATCGTTGCGGGCGACTATATCAAGATCGAAAACGAGTACATGTGGGTAGTCTCCAAGACTGATACAGAGTACACCGTTAAGCGCGCTGTCTGGGGTTCAACCGCGGCAACGCACAACGACGACGCGGTCATCACGGTGCAGAAAAACGTCTCCATTGTCCGGGTCACAAACTGGGCAACGTGGGCATCGTCTGTTACTGCAGATGTCACCGTCGGCACCACGTTTGGCGGTACCGGCACTGCGGCGATTGGTCGCTTTGCGCACGTTTCGAGCGGATCTTCAAACGGGACAGCAACGGTGAATACTAAAGCCTCGCCGAACCTGGTTGTTACGGCCGCATAAAGAGACATAATGCGGTATGTAGGCGCGCTTACTTTTCTCCGGGATAAAGTCCGAATCACGGACGTTTACACCTGTATGGAAGCGTCGCGCCTATATCTCGAAGCACAGGGATCAGCGAGAAAGGGCCTGAAAAGGTTCCTTCGCTGGTTCCTGATGCTTCATTATCTGAAGCGAATGGTGACCGCGCTCACTGGTAAGCGAGCGTGGTTTTGGGAAGCGTTCATGGTGCAGAAGCTCATGGCCGCGGCCGGGTTCAAGAGGAACGATTCAGACGTACAAGAAACGTCGGATTCCCTCGGTCGCACCTGCTACTGGATCGGCGCCCGTCAGGGTATGTCACAAACGAAGGTCTGCGAAGAGCTTTCCATTGAACAGATTCAACCAACCATCTTTGAGATAATGAAGTATGAGCTGGAGAAATCCAGAAACATGAT